GTGGCGGAGGTGCCAGCGGTGGAGCCGACTCCTGCGGTGGAGTTTTATTACCGAAAAGCCAAAAAGGATTTTATCATGGTGCGAGGCCGCACGATCACACCTTTGTCAGAGTCAGGGCTCAAGATGGCGCTCAGGCAGGAGGGCATTGTGGCAGATAAAGACCAGACCGAGTTTGAGGTTTATCGAGTCATGACCGGCAGCGCCATTGACTATGACGGCTCAATGCCTGGCTATCCGTTGGGGCTCCATGAAGAAGGTGGGCGGCGCTATTACTGCGACTCTGGCCCGACTTGGTTTGATGGTGCGTTGGTATCACATGATACCGGCACCGGGTGGGAGACGATCCACAAGCTGACCACTAGACTCTTTGCGCCACCCATTGACGGTGAGGAGCCCGGAGAGTCTCGGGCGTGGTGGCACTGGATATGGGCGCTTAAGATGAGCAGAGAGGCGCTGAGACTGGCAACCCAACCGCTCGAGGGTGGACAGCGCAGGCAGGTGCGACCAGGGCAGGCAATGGTGCTTTGTGGCCCAAAAAACTGCGGCAAATCGTTTCTGGTGGGCACAATCATCCGCCCATTGCTCGGAGGCCGACAGCAGGACGCTCATAAAGCGTTTGCCAGTGGTGCCGACAGCTTCAATGGCGAACTGCTTAATGGTGAGGTGTGGACCGTTGACGACAAAGAGCACTCCCACCGCATTGACCAGCGTCGCCAGTTTGGGGCCAGCATCAAAAGCATGATGTACTCTGGCAGGGTGGGCTTTCATGCCAAACACAAGGAACAGGTGACACTCCAACCTTGGGCGCGGCTGTTTATCCTATGCAACGACCAAGACGACGCCATCCGGGTGCTGCCGCCGTTGACTCCCGACATTGAGGACAAAATGCATCTGTTCCGTTGCTACTGGTCGCCGACCCCAATGCCGACATCCACCGGCGCTGAGTGGAGCGCTTATGAGGCGCAGATCCACGCTGAGTTGCCAGCGTTTGCGGGCTGGCTCGACGCGCACGAGTTACCAGACAATGCCAAGGATCAGCGTAATGGGTCCGTGTGCTGGCATGACCCTTACATTGTGAGTCTGCTGTCCATCCAATCGCCAGAGCACCAATTAGGGCAGTTGTTGACGCACTGCGTGGACCGTGGGCTCGTGGTGTCATCAACGCCATTGGTGGCAATGGCCATCCTTGACGCCATGCGAGAGGATGACGGCATCCGTCAGACAGCCCGTAACCTAGTGCACGATGACCCTGCCATCCTTGGTCGGTACCTCGGCAGGATTGTGGCAGACTCTGCCCGCTACCGGCGCACCATGGGGCTGGATTTGACGGTGGCAGGCAAGCGCAGGGGGGCGACAATGTACCAGGTGCGGCTGGTGCCGGAGTGCGAGGATGCGAGGCAAGGGTTTTCCGAAAACGGCTAACCTCGCAGTCAAATTTCCAGAGTAATTTTGCCAAAATGCGAGGATGCGAGGCAAAAGTCCCCACTTTATATACTATATATATATTATTTATTGATCTTCTCATGTAAAAAGTACAACATCAACCTCGCATCCTCGCATTTGGCTTGGAAGTGACACAAAACAAACAACATACAACGTGCGAGGCAAAACGTAAAAAAAAAGTCACCTCGCAACCAGAGTAAACAACATGGAACATACACGACAACAACGACTTGAAGAACGGCTCATTTTACTCGAGGAAACATGCGCAGACCTCAGAATTAAGCTTGAGTGTTCAATTTCCTTACACCTGGGAGCCAAATGCGTTCTGACCGGCGAACAGGCAGAGCTGTGGCGCAAGACCTACAATGAGCTACTGCAGGAGGTGGCAAAATGAGCCATCTATGGGGAGACGAAGACCCGCTGCACGTCCAGGACGAGCCAACGTGCCCGACATGCTGCAATCCGATGAGCAGGCACTGGTGCAACCCCCATGAGTGGGAGTGTGAAGGGTGCCGGGATGAGGAGACGGACCTTGTGGAGGTGACGCCATGATCTGGATACGCACCTACCGCTGCACCGCCGATTACCAGCCCTACAGGCAGTGGCTCATCGAGGCGCAGGCTCAATGAGAGTATTAATTGCTTGCGAGCATAGCGGCACAGTTCGAGATGCGTTCCGCGCCCTCGGTCACGACGCCGTCTCCTGCGACCTGCTGCCACCCGACAAGCCTGGCCCACACTACCAAGGTGATGTGAGTGACATCATCGCTGACGGTGTCACTTGGCTGCACAAAGATCCCAGGCGGTGGGAAAAACTGGATGAAGCGGCACAGTTTTTCTCTGCCCTCCTGAACGCTCCAATACCGCGCATTGCCATCGAGAACCCAATCATGCACAAGTACGCTAAAGAGCGCATTGGCGGCATAAAGCAGACCCAGGTCATTCAGCCTTGGATGTTTGGGCACCAGGAACAAAAGGCAACATGCCTCTGGCTTAAAGGACTGTCGGCATTGACTCCAACCAACGACGTAAAAGAGCAGATGCTAAAACTACCGTCACGAGCACGGCAACGGCTATATTACCTGTCGCCGAGCGCAGACCGTTGGAAGATCCGATCCACAACTTATCAAGGCATTGCCAATGCTATGGCAGAGCAGTGGGGATAAAAACACGCAGGAATTAAACACGAAAAACGCTGATGCGTTTAAACCAACAGAGTAAAATTGAACATGAACACAGACGATAAAAACATGACAACACAGGACTTGATTAAACACCTTCGGGAATTAATGCCGCTGGGGCCACAAATAGCAACACTGGTGAACGTAGCCGCCGACAGGCTGGAGGAGTTGCAGCGGCTCAACGATTCAATGCAGGTAGATCGGGATCTCTGGATCAAAGTGGGACGCGAGAAGCTTAAGGCAATAGAGATGGAACGCGACGAAGCCCGCGCCGCTTGGCAAGTTCAGCGGGCAAACAAAAACACATTGGCAGATTTGGCTGTTGCGATTGAGCAACGCGACGAAGCCCGCGCCGATGTGGAGCGGTTGAAGGCAGAACTACACGATACGATTGATTCTTACAAATTGAACAACCTTCAGCCAAAGACAACTCGCCCAGAGCCATCGCGGCTGGAGATTGCGGCCATGGCGATGCAAGGCTTTATTACAAGCTCTGGATTTATTATTGATCTCCCCAAAAACTCATTGGAATACGCAGACGCACTCATCGCAGCAGCAAAGGAGGCCAAATGACCGACGAACAGATTAACGCGGCAGTTGCAAAAGCAAGTGGATGGAGCAAAGAGGAAGGCTTTTATGTGTGGCACAGCAATGGAATTGACCGCACTTGTTGGGAACTATGGGATTGGTGCAACGACCTCAACGCAATGCATGAAGCGGAAAAAATGCTGACACGTGAAGAAATGGAAGATTACGTGATTGAAGTGATGCAGTTTTCACACGAACCAATGATAGCAACAGCCCGCCAACGCGCAGAGGCGTTTCTGCGGACGATGGGCAAGTGGGAGGAGGCAAAATGAGCATACACGACGAGCAGGAGATTGAGCGGCTGCACGCCAGCGTTGAGGAGTTGCGCGATGCCCTAGCAATGTCAGAGCGACAGCTTAAAGATGCAATGTGGCTTTTGGCAGACTCAAAGCCTGCAAAGGGTGACATCCTCTCCTGCCAGATTTGGCGACAAAGGGTGACTAGACTGCAGCATGATTTTAAACATGGCACGCCTTAAGCTGCGATCTAGCGTCCACACTAACCGATTAAGGGCGGATGGAGTGGGACTGATGTGAGAGTTGCCCGGCTCCTCGTGTGAGGATGTCCGGGCTTTTCACTTTTATGGGGATTTACAGTGTAACGACAGAGACACATCGGTGGCTGGCAATTGTCAGGGCTGACAGTGATCTTGAGGCTGCAATGGTGGCAGTGTTAGCCATGGAGGGCTGGGAGGTGGATGATGAGCCGGTGCATGTGTGGGGTCAGCATGGAAACCACGATGCGGCACAAAGGCTCGGTGATCGGGAGATGATAGGATGGCAATTGTTAGGCAAGGCCGAATAGTTGGGCGATGAATGGGGGGGCGCTCATAGCACAAGTTTTGACTCGACACAGCCAAGCAGCTAGGCAAGGTTTGCCTACATGGATGAGGAAACAATTGCCGAGTTAATGGATCTTGCAGACCTTACAGAGGGACAAGCGGCAGGAATTGCCGAGTGGCATGAGGAGCGATTGAACGAGGAGCGCGCAGACTGGGGCGGGATTGTGGTGGTAAGATTGTTGACGTGGTTGATGGATGGGCATCAGACCGCTGACATGCGGATCAGAGTGGCGGCAACAGCATACGGGCTCGGGCTTGGACATTTGACGCCGTATAAAAGCCAAGAGGCGGCGTCAAAAGCACTGGGAGTGGGACCAATGGCAATTAGCGACATGGCAAAAAGAGCCAAGGGAGCGATACACCCCCAATAAGGAGTCTCCTAAGGCAAAAATCGATCGACGTCATGAAGGGCACCCCTTCTGTTTTTTTGTGAAATCGGCAAAAAGTTCCCTATTAATGGAAGATCCTACCTATGGCTCGGCAAAAATTACCTAGCAAGAAAGAACTCACCCTAGGCGAGGTGGCGGAAAAATATCAGGTAAGCGACGCCGCCACTTTTGCTTGGAAAAAGCAGATGCGCGCCGCTGGACTCCCGTGGACATGGGAAGGCATTGAAAAGTTTAAGGACATCAAGCGTGCGCAGCCGGTGGGGGAACTGGCCGACATCAAAAAGCAGAAGCTTCAAAAAGAAGTGGAGCGATTAGACATTAAAATCCAGCGAGAACGCGCGGAACTGGTACTGGCCGCCGAGGTGCAGGAGGCATTCACGCGCATCCTTTCCATCTGGTGCTCTGAGATTGATGCTCTAGTCAACGACTTGCCAGGCCAGATTGGCGGACTCTCTGAAAACGAGATGCTTCCAAAGCTTAAAAGCCGAGGCGAGATGCTTAAGCGCAACGCAGGCCAAGCCATCTCCATGCTGCCATGACGCCCGACTGTATTAAGGCCGGTGCTGCTGCCGGGATTCAGTTGGCATTTGATGGTGATCCTCTGGACTGGCTCGAGCGGCATGTCAGATTCCCACACTCGAGCCGCTCAACACATTTTGACCGGCAGGTTGCTCCATGGTGGAACGCCGTCATCAACGATTTTGCAGACCCGACGTGCCGCCAGACTTTCGTCCAGGCATGTACCGGCGCAGGCAAATCAACCGCACTGGAGGCGTTGACCTGCTGGGCAGTGGCGCAACAGCCAGGGCCCATGCTTAGTATTACACAGACCGACGCCACTTCCGCGGAGTGGATGGCGACAAGGCTTATGCCGGTGCTCAACGCCTGCGAACCGCTCAAGGGGCTGATGCCACGCAACCGGCACCACACTAAAAAGGATGGCATCTACTTTGCCCACATGGCACTCATGCTCGGGGGCGCTAACAGCAGCAATGCGCAGGAAAAAAGCGTGCAGACACTGTTTCTCGACGAATGCTGGCAATACTCAGACTTGATCGGGCAGTTTAAAAAGCGAATGCACGACCGCTGGAACCGGTATTGCCTGCTAGTCAGCCAGTCCTACGAGGAGCCGCACGCATTAACAGAGGAGTGGCGATCCGGCGAGGAATTCCAGTGGTGCCATCAGTGTCCTGGGTGCGAGCAATGGGTAAAGCCTGACTGGATAAACATCAAATACGACGAGGCCAAAAACGAAAAGGGCGAATGGAGTTGGGGCGAGCTTGTCAAAAGCGTCCGTCATGAGTGCCCGCACTGCCAACATCAGACGCCCGACACCGTGGCAGCCAGGCGAACGTTGACGCAGCGCAGTCAGTGGATCTCTGAAGGTAATGACCACGTGGAGGGCCACCGCAGCCGGAGAGTCTCAGCGCAGTCTGTCTGGTGGATCCGGTGGGCAGATTTGGTAATCCAGTGGGTACAGGCTAACGACGCCAAACACCTTGGAGTGTACCAGGGCATCAAAGATTTCAGGATGCAACGGTTGGCGCAGCCTTGGGCACTTGAAGCAGAAATGCCAGCGCTCGAACTTGAGGCGTCAGAGTATTTCGTCAATGAGTGGCAGGATGGACGGCCACTAGAGGACGAGGCGGCCAGAGTAATGGCAATTGATGTCCAGCAGGATCACTACTGGGTGGTAGTCCGATGCTGGCTTAAAAATGGGTACAGCAAACTACTCTGGGCGGGCAAGGTATTGACGTTGGACCAACTTCGCGAAATTCAGACGCGCCTAAAGATCCCCGACAAGCGCACTATGATGGACGCAGGCAACAGCTTTCATGGAAAAGTCTACGATCAATGCGCAAAATACGGATGGACCGCATTAATCGGACGAGCGGAAGACTACTTTACGGTCCGAGGCACCGATAACAAGCCGGTGAAACGCTACTACTCCGCACCGGACCACGTTGTTGCGCCGACAGTGAGACTGGCACCGACAGCACAGTTTCCGCAGGGCCGCCGAGCACAGGTGCTGTTCTTTCACTGGGCATCGGATCCCATCAAAGACATCCTCGCCAATCTGCGCAACACTGGCTCCCCGGTGTGGGAGTTCCCGCAGGACGCCCCGCCGGAATATGTGCGCCACATGAATTCCGAGCGCAAACGCGCCACCGTGGACAAACGGACTAAGCGCACCAGGCTGCGGTGGACGTTCACCGGCAGGCCAAACCATCTGTGGGATTGCGAGGCAATGCAGGTGCTGACGGCGCAGATATTGGGGATCCTGCCGGACATGGCACAGGAGGCACCGCAGGAAACAGTTGACGAGACGCCGGTGGAGGCGTAGGTTGCCCACGAAGGTCTTCTAGTTCTTCACCGAACCCTCTAAGGAGCGCTCTCTGCGCTTTTTAGGGCCGCGCCGCTTCTGGTAATCATCCGCCAGATGCGGCGCTTTACTTTACAGAGAGACCCTTAGTATGGTCCCGAATTACAAGACACTGCTTCGCGTATTTTTGACGCGCGACATTGCAGAGTTGGAAATGATCCGAGATTCTAAATTTGACATGACACTCTCTGGGAGGTCTAACTTAGTGTCCTCCAGCATTGACGGGGCCGCATTCCAATTTGTTGTTGGCGGCACTCTGACCCCCATTGACGTGGTGATGCTCGCGCAGACCGCCATTGACTATAAACGCGCAGGCATCAATGCGCCACAACGCGCCACCCAGGCATTTTTTCTATGAGTCTGCTCGATAGAGTTAAGCGGCTTTTTAGTTCCGATAGAACTCCAAAAGTGCAAGGCACTTACGACGGTTACCGTCGTCAACGTCTCATAGAGGGCGGCGTTTATGCGCAGCCTTTCTGGCAAAACCACACGCTGAGCATTTCCAAAGAACTGAATGTTTCTGAGTGGAGAACTCTGAACAGCGCAGCCCGGAAGCTTTACTGGAACACCGGCGTAGTCAATGCCGCCATTGACCAAAAGTCTATGCTCTCGGTGGGCGCCGCAATGCGTCCAGTGTTCATGGGCGGCAAGGGCAATGAGGCCGCAAGGGCATGGGGCAAAGAGGCAGAGGCAATGCTTTTAGACTGGTTCCAGATCTGCTACGTTGACGGCAAAAATTGGTGGGAGGGGCTGAGACTCGAGAGCACAGCCATCGACCGCGAAGGCGACATGCTCACCGTTTTGACGACGGCGGCCAGTGGCTATCCGCAACTACAGCAGGTGCCATGGCACCAGGTGGGCAGCCGCGAGGAGACAGAGTACGTCCGCGAGGGCCGGTACAAAGGCACGCGCATTTACAATGGAGTCATTCTCAACGGAGCCAACCGTGCAGTGGCTTACAGAGTGCTCGGGGCCGCTGCAGATGGCTCAGAAGACAAAGACATCCCGGCGCAGAGCGCAATGCTTACCATGGATCCCCGCGAAGTGGACCAGATCCGAGGCATCTCCGCGTTTGCACCAGCAATCCGCGATCTTCTGGCGTTCAAGGATCTGGGTGATGACATCCAAGCCGCTTCAAGGATGGCGGCCAAGATTGGGCTTTTGGTGACTAACCAAGAGGGGCTAGCACAGCCTAACGACGCGCTTTATGCGCTATCAGATACTGTCCCGCAAAACTGCCCGCCCGGACTGCGCATCACTCCCATGCAGGGGGGGCGTATTGAATACATGCAGGCAGGTGCAGGTGAAAGCATCACGCAGTTGGAGGCATCAATTCCGACAGAGGCGCAGGACCGCCTGCAAGAGCGCTTAATCCGCAACGCTCTTTTGGCCGCGCAGTGGCCGCCAGAGTTTGGATGGGACATGTCTAAACTCGGGGGCGCATCTGCACGCATCATTCTGGAGCAGGTCAACCGCGTGACTTCAGAACGCCATGCCTATCTTTCAGGATTTTGTAAACGCCGGTGCGCGTATGCCGTCGCCAAGTTTATTGAGCTGGGAATGCTGCGGCCATACCCAGGACCAGACGCCGCCCGAGGTGGTGCCTATCAATTTAGATTTACGGAGACTCCGCGACTCACTGCGGACAGCGGCTACGCAAACCGCGACGCAATCGAAGCCTATCGCGCCGGTATGCGTAGCATGACAGACATTCTGGCGAGTGGATCCAAAACACTGGAAGAGCATTTGGACGAGGTGGAAAACGAAGAACTGGAGATCCAAAAGCGCGCCAAGCGCTCTGGACTCACTCGAGACGTTTTTGGGATTCTGACTCCCAACGGAAACCCGCAACTTACCACTCCCAATGAAATTTAAACGCATCCTCGAGGCCGTCTACGCGAAGCCCTGGAACATCACGCCGGGAGGCTACGACGCCGTCAAACGCCTTGTCGATAACCGACTCAACGGCAACGGCGGGATGGAAGACATGATGGAGATGACCTCTGGCCGTGAGGAGATGGAGATCGACGGCCAAGGGATTGCACACATTGACGTTTGCGGCACGCTGGTGCGTTACGCAACACCGCTTGAGGCCTGCTGTGGTGCATACTCTTACGAATGGCTGGAGGAAGACATTGAGTCTGCCATCGAAGCTGGATGCCGGGGCGTGATGATCGAGTTCGACAGTCCCGGCGGATCCTGTGAAGGCAATGCCGAGTGTGCCGACATTGTCCAGGACTTGGCAAAGAGCGTGCCGGTGATGGCTTACTCAGATTCTCAGTGTTGCTCGGCAGCTTACAATCTGGCGTCTTCGTGCTCGATGATTTATGGCTCCATCGGATCTGTTTGGGGCTCAATTTCCACAATCATTCCTTGGGTCGACGAGTCCGCTATGTGGACCGCTGAGGGCATGAAGTGGGATCCAGTCACCAACGCCGAGGGGATCCTTAAAGGCGCAGGCATGGGACCATCGCTGACCCCGGCACAGCGTGCTAGTCTCCAGCAGATCGTCCAGGACAGCTTTGAGCTTTTTAAGGCTAACGTGACGCGCAACCGAGCAGTGCCGGATGAAGCCATGACTGGAGCCGCTTACGTTGCGCCGCGCGCCATCGGCTACAAATTAATTGATAAAATAGCAACGGAAAAGATTGCATATGAAAAGCTGGTGAGTATGCTGCGCTAGTCTGTTGTTCATTCGTGCTTGTTTCGCGCCCGGTGGGTATCCCCTGCCGGGCGTTTTTCTTTACGCGGTGGACATAGGTATGGATCTACCATCCAACCTACACGATGCGCTGACAGCGCTTCAGGCCGCCCGCGCAGACGTGGCAGCTCTGGAATCCTTAACCGCTGAACACGCACTCGTCGTGGAGGCACTCTCTGCACAAAAGGCAAAAGTCTCTGAACTTTGCGAGGCCATCACAAAGGCCGACGCAGACCGTTTGGCACTCGCACAGGAACTGGACGCACTCAGGGCAACGCAGACAGACGCAGCCGCAAAGGCTAACGTCATCGTTGCATCTTTGGGCGTGGAGCCGGTGGCGATCCAGTCTGAGCAGGCAACCGTTGTAAAATCTTCAACGGAACTTTGGGCTGAGTTCCATAGCCTTTCATTTCAAGACCGTCCTGCTTTTTACCAAAAGCACAAAGCAACTCTAAACAAATAACCAACCTCTAAAGAAAGAACCTATTTATGTCCAACACGATAAGCGGTGTAAACCTCAACGCGGTTGCAATGGAATCGTTGCCTGCGCTTCAAAATATCTTCGCTCCATTGGCGGCCATCAGCACAAATTTCTCTTCTGACATTTCTGCTTCTGGCGCTTCTGTTACGACTCGTTATCCTGTCAAACCAACTGCGGTTGACCTCTCTAATGGGTATGGACCGCAAGGAGTTGAGACTGTGGCAAAGACCATTACGCTCACGAGCTTCCAAGGGTTCCCTTATGGGTTCAACGATTTGGAGCGTTCCAAGTCTGCCATCGACCTGAACCAGCTTTTCGTTGAGCCCGCTTTGCAGGCCACCGGCGCAAAAGTGTTTGGTGATCTGTGGAATCTCGTGACGTCCAGCAACTTCAACAGCGTCGGCATCAACGCTGGAAACTTTGATCGCAATGATCTTGCCGACCTGCGCGCACAGCTCAATCTTGCTGGCGCTCCTCAGCAAGGCCGTGCGGTGGTGCTAAATCCAACGTATTTCGCCAGTTTGGTAAAGTCGTTGAACAGCGCTGAATTCCCTGGCTTCATCCGTGAAAAAACGGAAGGCTTCATTCCCCGCGTTGCCGGGTTTGACGTGTACGAGTCTGACCTTGCAGACGCCAACGGCCAAGGCTTGGGTGGGTTTGCTTTCCACAAATCCGCGTTGCTGATGGCAGCCCGCCGCGTTGACGCTTCTGGAGCCGCTGAAACTGGCACCGAAGTGGCTGACGTTGTTATCCCTGGACTCAATCTTCCGGTCCAATATCGGAGGTGGTATTCCAACGAATATGGGAGCCTCAATTATGTTTTTGGTGTATTATATGGAGTGCTCGCGGGGCGCACCGAAATGGGCATCCGTATTGTCGCTGAGTAATTAATCGCAATCGGAGCGGGTGGCTGCAATGGCTGCCCGCTCCTTTGCACATCTATTATATGCCAAAACCGCTTACAGTAATCATTCAGAATCAGGCAATTGTCGCTACGTTTACGGACTACGACATGGCAGTAAAAGAGTTCCGCGCAATGTCGCCGGACTCTGGCGAACTTAGCCTGCACATCCTCAACCGCCCGGATCGCCAAAAGGGCAAGCCGCTTGTTGTCAAAGACGTGCAACCAGCACCGCAACCGGCACCGAAACGCAACCGTGAACGGCTAATTTAATGTCTGACTGGCGCGACATAACCAACGCAGCAATGGGTGACGCTCTCGGCTACATGCAGGCCGACAGCGTAACTTATGAGGGCGTGACTGTCGATTGCGTGGCAAACGAGAAGACATCGGACCTTTTGGCTATGGGTGGCTACGAACAGCACTTTGCAGGCTTTGTCCGAGTACGTAGAGAAGGCTTTCCCGAGCCGGTAAAAGGCGTGCGCATTACCGTCAATGGCACCGAGCGGCGCATCACGTCGTGGGATGAGGATCCGATCTCTTGGAAGATTTACTTGGAGGACATCTCAAGATGATTGACGGCATCTTGGCGCAGTCCATCGCAACCGCTATTAGTAGCGCATTTCCTAACGTGTACATTGGGACACCGCAGGACAATGACAGCATCGCGATGCCTGCGATTTTAATGCAATTGCGGTCTGATTTTGTAGTGGGATCAACACTTGAGCGCGGCACGCTTACACTCAATGTTTGCTCTCAAGCTGACGACACGACGCCAGCAGAACATGCTCAATTTTGCTTAGGTGTCGCCACCTTTATGAGGACGCTTTCCATCACGTCTGACGTTGTGCAGTTGGATGGGCTGGTGACGGCCAGCGCTGACGAGCAGCACGCCGAGCGCCACTGGCAAACGCCTCTCGTTTACACAATTGGATTCTCACCAAAATCTTAAAATATTATGCCAACATTTGGAGCAGCAACTTTGGGAGGCACAGCGCCCTCGGGATATCTTCAAGAATCCTCAAAAGAGGTCACAGTGGAACTTGCAACTATTCGCGGCGCAACTGGCCCAATTGCAGAGGCTTCCGTTAAACCGCGATCAATCACAACGACAATCTGCAAATCCAAAGGAGACGCCACGCTTGTTGCTGTTCATGGCATTGGAGCTTTCACTAGCGCTGTCACATCCGCAAAGGTTTCTCAAACTAACGACGACTATTCCACATCTGAGGCAACACTAACCACATACGCCTAATTATGAGCACATTTGGAGTCACTTTTATTTCTGGTGGCGGGTACGTTGAATCTGTTGATGTGGAAAAAAAGGCTGAGACTAAACAGCTTTTGACATCAGACGGCCATCATGGCCAGGCGTATTCTTTCGACACCATTTTTACGTTTAGCGCTCGAGGGAAGGGAGACAACCCCTACACGGCAGGCGCTGGTGATGCGGGTCTACCCGTAACTGGTGCCTCGTTTATTACGTCCTCAAAGACGACTACAAAAAACGACGACTGGCAGGGATGGGAAATCTCTGGAACAGCTTACGCGCACGCCTAACCGGCGCACCAAATTCTTCTAATATATGGACCAAGGAAAAGCATACACATGGCTCGTAGATGACAAAGATCCCGCTAAAAGCGGAAACACGGATCTCGTCATGGCATGGCACACAATGGGCGGCAAACTCGCCCCAAGACCTTTTGAAAAGGTTGAGGAAGATGGCAAACCGCGCATAACTTGGGTTGTTGAAGCATCGACGCCAGCCGACATAAACGGTGACAGCGTTAAATTTGAGGAGTTCAAAAAGCGCTGGGAGGATCTTGAGTGGTGCAAAGCTAACGATTGGCACCCAATTGCCATCATGCGCGCGTTCCGAGACAACTGTCGAGACGGCAAACGGTGGGCGCGGGAGCAGGCTACCGGGATCTGTAAAACCAAAGGCAACTCTCGAATCGTTGTTTATCCGCACTCGCCTACGTGGCTTAAGGAAGAATTTGCTCGCTTTATATGAACCCATTTTTACTCGCTAATGAAAAAGTGGGCGGCATTGAAGTCAGACCGTTCAGCGTCACCACTCAGCTTGCCATTGATGCACTTTCTGACTGCAAATTTAATCGCGCAGAGCAAGCCGCGTCTTTGATGTGGATGCAAATGCGGCCACCGGCAGAAGTTAAACAGGCCATCACTGACGGCACGATTGAAGCTCTGGTGAGAGAGATGGCCGAGCAGATGCCACTGGCCTATTTAAAGCCAATCGAAGACTGGGCCGAGCGGCAAAACCAGATGATCATTGAAGGCCGCGTAGATATTATTCCGCGCGACTCCTCGGGAGGGTCCGAGCCGGGAAACTAGATGGGCCGGAGTGGTGCGAAAGTTTCGTAATCACCCTGGCCCGAGAGACTGGATGGACTGAGGAATTTTTGATGCAAGCCCCACTAGCCAAACTGATGCGGTATTACCACGCGGCGTTGTGGGTCAACGGCGCGTGGACTCGCAAGGCCGCGTCTAAAGACAAGGTGGCAAACGTGGAAGAGATGCTAGCAAACTTCAAACCAAGCTTTGAGGAGGAAGACGATGGCGAAGTTTATTAGCACCAACATCCAAGGTTTGGAGACTTTTGCAGATTACCTGAATGCGATCTATCTGACCGGCAAACGCTCGATGAAAGAACAGGCATACACACATTTTGGGGGCGTGGTGCGGAATATGTACGCCATCACCTTCCCCATGGGCGGCAAAAACCGAAGTGGATCTTTTAAGTTCAACAAAAATGGCGAACGCACCGGATCTGTTGATTTTGCTGGTGGCAAAAAAGCCGGACAAATTGTCATCGCTCGAGATGTCAACAATGCTTTTATGACGCCAAAAGAAGCCGCGGTCATGCTTTCTGGCGAGCGCATGAGGGCATTTCAAGAGGTTTTTAAAAAGTACCGCAACGAATCACCAGAAGCCGCTTTCGTTTGGTATCTTGGAACGCGCAATAAGTTTAAGCATCCAAAGCCAGTCAGAAGGCCAGTGACGGGCCGAAATAAGGCTTTCGTTTACAAAAAGCTTACAGAGAGACAGGGGACAGTAGCAGCGGGGTGGAACAAGGCAGGCGCATATTTTGGCATCACCGTACCATCTTGGATTTCAAAATGGGGATCCGCTAACAGCAGTTTGACAGTGCAGGAAAGTGAAAACACTTACAAATTTGTTGCAGTCTGCAGCACGTCGCATCCAAACGCGGCAGAGCTACAAGCAGACGCTGACAAGGCCATGAACATGCAAAAAGGCAACATGAAGCGCATTCTGTTGAACCTTTTAAAGCAACAAAATAAACGCGGAGGATTTGTCTCAAAATGAGCGACGTAACATTATCTCTGGGCGTCGATGCCTCCCAAATGGAGTCAGGCCTTGGAAGGGCCAAAAGCGCGCTAAAGGGACTGGAATCGCAGGCCAATCAAAAGGGCATCTTTGAACGTATTAACAACGACGTCAAAAATCTTGGCGGCACATTTTCAACGCTCAAAGATCAGTTAGCTGGTGGCAACATTGTGGGTGCACTAGCTACAGTCTCAAGGGCCGGAGTCGGGATGGGATCGTTAGCGCCGCTTTTAGGAGGCGTGGCAATAGCCATGGCTGGGGTAGCAGTGGTGGCTAGAGGCATGTGGACGGCGATGTCCAGGGCTAAGGAGATGCGCAACACCGCAGAGCAGTCCGGGCTGTTGGTAACAGAGTTGATGCCACTTCAAAAAATCTTTGGTCAAGTGGGGCTTGAGGCAGAGCAAATCCCGGTGGTGATGACTCAATTGCGTGCATCGCTTGAGACTCTTGGGGATCCAGCATCTAAGGCATCCAAGGCCTTTGAAAAGATCGGACTTAATGCCGAGTCATTTAAGGGCAAGTCGTACTACGAAGCATTAAAGCTGATTGGCGGTGCTCTTGGCAGCGCTAAAGATAAAACCGACGCTCTAAACGCCGCAACAGAGGCCTTTGGTGCGAAAAAAGGCGTAAAGGTAGGGCAAGCATTAGCGGGGGCTGATTTTGGCAAAATGGAGGCATCTACGCCTGAATCTGCTAAAATCATTCAAGAGCAGGGTGAGATGTTTCAAAAATTTCAGATTGCCATTCAGAATCTCAAACCATCTTTGGATGGTTTATTTTTGGGAATGGCATCTGAAATAATCCCGGCGCTGATGGATGCCGCTGCAAAAATTGAAAAGTTAGACTTGGTTGGCATGGGTAAAAGCTTTGGAAAAAGCATTTCTGAGGGACTGACAAAAGCGCTTGAGCTCAAAGAACGATTGGCATTTGTAATGGCAACACCTGCAGAACGGAAAGAAATGCAGGCTCAAAAGCTTAAAGAATACGAGGAAGAACGAAAAAGACAGCTTATTCCAGGTTATGCAGAAGCGCAAAAAGCTGCTGAACCTCAGCTTCACAATTATCCGATGCCGTCGGAAGGACCACAGGCGGCCAGAGGCGCAACTGTCAGCACTGGCGAAGCTAAAGCCCTTAAAATTGAACGTCCTGAATCCTTGATGTCTAGCATTGCCAAAATGGGCGGCGGTGCATCGGGCATGGGCGTAGAGAGTCTTAATGTGCAACGCGAGCAGCTTAGTGTGATGCAGCAGATGCTGGCAGCTCTTAGGGCATCAACAAACACTCAAGGGAGAGCGTCAATGATAGACATTTACGGAAACTCTGACATTGCCGTCACCGCTTAATTTATGGACGCCATTCAAACCAAGATTGAAGAGTCAAGGGACATTCAAAAGATTCTGTTGCAGACAATTACGCAGCAGAGTATTGCTGATATTGAGCCAAACGAAAATGCTCGAAGCTATCGAAAAGAGCAGGTAGACGGCGTCTACACAATGGTTGAAGAGTTTTTGCTCGACCAGGGTGCGCCGCAATATTCCGTGGATGGCTCGGTGAGCAGTGAGCCGCTCGAAAGTCACAAGCTTTTTAAAGATGTGGGAGCCGCTACAAAAGCAAACTGGGCAACATGGAAACGCAATCCAAGCGCGGACTCACTAGCAAAAGCCAACTCTGCGTCTGTTGGACCATTTTGGACTCCGCAAACGGATGGCATTTTGGATGAGTATTTTGCAATCTTTTGGGTGCTTTATTCGGCAGGGATTGAAAGTTACTACGCACCCCGAATCACGATACGCATGACCCTTTTGATGGGCGATCCTCCTAACATGACAAGTCTTGGCACCATTGATACAAATGGATGGCCGGGAGCTGGCCTTTCTTTGCCGCCGGGAATGAACTTCATTCTTTCGAGCTGCCATGCACAGCAAGAGGGGGATCAGTGGCGGACGACTTATGAATATTTAGGCAGCAACCCAGCCTCTGGTGAAGGCTGGAATGGGCCAATTTACGCAGGAGGCTAAAATGTTTTTGCGCTATTTCCAACGCGGCGAACCTATCAGCGCGGATAAACTCAATGACATTGTCAATGCTGTCAGGGCCAATGAAGTTACCCCAGGAGATGGCTATACTGTTTCAAAAACTCCCGTTGGCACTTCGTTAAACATTGCTTCCGGAAGTAGCGGAGGAGGGAGCGGAGGTGGAAATGCGATATCAATTCAAGGACGGCTTGTTCTTAATATTCCACCACTGCCAAAAATGTCTTTGCTTTGGAATAAAGCACAAGATGCTTGGGAGCCTGGATATGCGGCGGATTGTGCGTTTCGCGTTACAAATGCCAGCATTACTGGGGTCTCACAGGTGGAAGTAGAACACCACACCGTTAACACACCCTCCGCGAGATGGCCAGTTGGCATGGGTCCGGGACAAGGTCCGTTTTATATTCCTATCACGGAAAACGTATACATATATGTGCGAATTGCGTTTGTGGCAAACGACGTAATTGTATCCAACGCTGCAGATGCAGTCACGGTAGTTAGCAGGGCGGATTTGACGCCTAACACGGTGAACGAGGAGTATATATTACTGGCAGTTGTGACGTATTTGGATGGTGTGATCACTGCGATCACAAACAATTGTGCAAGCGCAACTGCCAACCCATGCACCCTTCGTTGGTCGTAATTAAGCCATGAATTGCAAGGAGTTTGAGCATTCGTTGACTGACAGGGTAAACTTCAAAGTTCACATTTCGTTTTACAATTTTCCCGACTACGCTGGGGACATAATTTTAAAAACACCAAATAGGACCAGACGTGTAAAAACCTGCACTGCTACTGCTGGCCCACGGTTTTCAAATGCCTTTTGCGGCAGATGGGAATTGTGGTTTGGATATTATCCAACCACATTTTTGGACACTTCTGGAGTAACTCCAACTTTGGATGCGGATCAGATTGAATGGCCTGCGCAGCAAAATTTTAAACCGTGGGATGAAACTGATCCATTTTACACGCGAGCATTGGAAGTATGGGATGCCACGCCGATTGCAAACAAGGTGTTCAGCTTTTTTATCAACTTACCAGAATATGCCACGGTTTTCATCGTCGAATTTGAACAAGCACGCGACGGGGCAACTGGAACCATCACTGTGGTGGGCATTGATCCTCCGGTAAACGTGGGTGACGCAGTGTTAACCATCGAGAAAAAATGAGCATACCGCCATGGCTGCTAAACAAGCGGCACAAGACTTGCCAAAACTGCGAGATCGTCAAAACATGTTGCGACAAAGAAACCTTGCTCAATGCGGTGCCATTTTGTAGTCTAGGAAAACTCCACAGCGCGGATGACGAAATCCGCTGGCGGCAGGCATGGCCGGAGGGCGTGGATGCGGTAAGCGGCTGTTGCGACTCTGCTTTACATGGACCCCATTAGTATGGTCCCTGCTTCGTTTTCCAACACAATCACCCGAGGAGGGGACTGGACATGGGGCTTTCAGATTCGCGAGCAAGGGCCATGCAGCGCTCTGGCAGACCTGACCCTTTGGACGTTTACAAGCACCCTCACGACCGCTGCAGGCGCGGCATTGACAACTCCAAGCTTTTTGCTACACACGCCAGAGTGCCCAGTCTTTAGCTTGACGCACACACAGACAGCAGCACTGGCGCGGCAGACTGGTGCCATTTTAACCATTCACGCCGTCCGCCCGGATGGCTTTGACTTTGTCTTGGCGCGCGGGCGCGTAACCATCAATTGATATGAGTTGTGACTCCAACTGCGGGACTTTGGTAATTGAGCTTTTGACCGGCGTGCCGGGGATCCCCGGACAATCTACAATGCCTGGACCGCAAGGGCCGCAAGGCGATCAAGGGCCAATTGGGCCACAGGGACCGCAAGGCATTCAGGGGCCGACTGGCAACACCGGCGCGCAAGGCGTTAAGGGCGACACTGGCGAGCAGGGCATTCAGGGAATCCAGGGCATTCAGGGGGTCAAAGGCGATACCGGCGCGACTGGATCCAAGGGAGATCAAGGCATCCAAGGTATCAAGGGCGACACCGGCAGTCAGGGCGCAAAGGGCGACACGGGAGCCAAAGGCGACACTGGTGCTCAGGGTATCCGAGGCATTCAAGGAGAGCAGGGAATTCAAGGCATCCAAGGCCTTAAAGGCGATACTGGAGCCAAAGGAGATGCCGGCGCGCAAGGCATTCAAGGTATCCAAGGAGAGCAGGGTATCCAAGGCGTTAAAGGCGACACAGGATCGCAGGGGCCAAAGGGCGATACTGGCGCAACTGGTGACAAATATGCTGCTGCCTCGAGCACCACTTTAACTTTGGCAATAGGCGCAAAAACATTGACTCTAGCGCCTCTCGGGCTGGCCTATACGCTGTCACAGCCGGTGATTATTGCAGCCACGGGGGGCACAATGACAGGCACCGTCACTAGCTATTCCCCGACGACTGGGGTAATGGTGGCGCAGATCACCAGTTTCACAGGCAGCGGATCCGCGAGTGATTGGACGGTTAATCTGTCTGGAGTCGCTGGCGTACAGGGGCCACAGGGGCCACAGGGTGAGCAAGGGCTAAAAGGCGATACCGGCGCGACTGGCGCGCAAGGCGTTAAAGGCGATACAGGAGCACAGGGAGCCAAAGGTGATAAAGGCGATACCGGCGACCAGGGTATACAGGGCATCCAAGGGATTCAAGGCGTCAAAGGGGACACTGGAGCGCAAGGAGCAAAAGGCGATACTGGCAACACCGGCGCAACCGGGCAGGGACTTACAAACAAAGGCGCGTGGAACTCCGTAGACACTTTTGCTGCCTACGACATTGTGACCTTTGGCGGCAGCTCTTATGTAGCGTTGCAGGCAGTGCCCGCAAACACTCCCACATCAAACACTAGTTACTGGCAGTTGATGGCATCAAAGGGTGACACCGGTGCACAAGGAGTCAAAGGTGATACCGGATCTACTGGAGCCAAAGGAGATCAAGGAATACAGGGCATCCAGGGCGAGCAAGGGAACCAAGGCATCCAGGGAATTCAAGGGATTCAGGGGGTAAAAGGCGATCAAGGCGACGTGGGGCCACAAGGCCCAGAGGGCACCGTCACAACTGTTGCCGGTAGCAGCGTCAGCGCATTCACTGGGGACGGATCCGAAACCGTTTTTGCGCCGCTTAACGGCTACAACGGCACGGGCGCAGGCGGGTACCTTGCCAGCGTTGGCGGCATTGACCAGCGCCCGACTACCGACTGGACAATCTCGAGCGCAAATGGCGGCACAATCACCTTTGCCAGCGCACCACCTAATGGCGCGCCAATTGTCGTTCGTGCGTTTGTGGGGGCATCTGGAGGCGGCGGAGGAAGTGGAGACGCTACATCGCTGCAGGGTCGCGCATTGGCCGACACAGCACCGACCGACGGGCAAGCAGTGGTATGGGACTCGACAAACTCAACGTGGAAACCCGGCACTGTGTCTGGTGGTGGCTCTGGTGATGCAACATCGTTACAGAGCCGCGCATTGGCTGACACAGCGCCAACAGAGTCACAAACGCTGCTTTGGGATGGAAACGCGTATACATGGAAACCCCATGATGGGATTGGTGGGCGAAAGTATTACGATGCTAACATTTATAAACAAGGGGATCTCGCTTGGACTGCATTGGCTGATCCTATTTGGGTTGCCACTGAAGACTGGTACGTGACAGGCATGCCGCCTTTTATCGGATCTAGCGTTTGGGCTCCGATAAAAGCTGATGCAGTTAGATTACAAAATAGATCATTTGCGGTAACGGCACCCACCGACGGACAGGCAATTGTTTGGGACGATGCAAATGGAACGTGGACCCCAAAAAGCGTTCTTAAAAATGCCTCTTTAAACACCGATGCGCTTGCAATTGGAGGCACAGCAAATGCGGATTATGCAACAGCAATAGGATACTCTAGCGTTGCCTCTGGTGCTTTTGCGGTTGCAATCGGATCCTCAGCAACAGCAGCAGCAAATTCAACGGGAATTAATGCTCAAGCTGATGCAAATTCGATTGTGATTGGCCCTATAAATCCGACTGCCGTTTCAATTGGAGGATATAACATTGTAAACATGGCAGGCGAAATTCAAAATCACACTACTCGAATTGATTTTCTAGACGGCGAAGAAGCAAACACTCGCAGCAAAATCAACGAAATTATCACATTTGTGAATTCCATCGGCGCTAACATCTCGCCTCTCTAATTTTATGCTGAACAAACCAACAGCCGACATGCTCAACGCGGCGGGATCCGCAACCCCGCAGGGACTCGGGACTGCCAGCGCTGGGACTGCCACGGCCTACTCTCGCGAGGATCACGTGCACGCAATTCCGACGCTGTCCGGCGACGTGACCAACACGGGAGCAGCGGTGACTGTTGCTAAACTCCAAGGCGCAGCAGTGTCATCCAGCACTCCTAACAGCGGGCAAGTCCTCACGTGGGATGGCACGCAGTGGGCACCAGCAACCAACAACAGCGGCGGCGGCGGTGGTGCTAATGGCCTAACATACTATCTCAACCAGAGCACCGCAGCAGACGCACCAACGACCGGCATTACTGGCACGCCGCATCAACTCGGGCGCAGTGGCGAGGCCGCGCAGACCACGCTAACAAGCGGCACCCTCACTCAAAACGTGTGGACTTTGCTTGCTGGTTTTGTGAGCGAATCCACTCCAATTGATCCAGACGTGACGCTGATCCCGGCAGGTCTTTGGGATTTTAACGTGTGGGCATTTGGAGATGCGAACACGAACGCAGGCACCAGCATCCGGTGCCGCGTCTATAAATACAATGGCACAACGCTGACAGAGATTGCTTCGCCATCGAGCGATCAGGTCATCAACGGCACCTCTGCGCAGTACTCGCTTTCGGTTTTAATTCCGCAAACCACGCTCCAATTAACCGACCGCATCTATGTCGCGATCGAGGCGCGCGCAACAGGCAGCAACCATAACGTCACGCTGCAGTTTGGCGACTCTACCCCGTCGCACGTTCATACGTCTTTGCCGCTGGTGGGCGGCACAGGCCTTTGGAAAAGTATTGCTGGAGTGTTACAATCACCGGCGTCGTTGCTTGTTAACGCAGACGTGGATGCTGCCGCGGGGATAGCATGGAGCAAAATTGCGGCCATGGCGGGTACTGATTACCAGGCTCCAATTGGCACAATCTCTGGCATCGTCAAGGGCAATGGTGCTAACGCACTCACGGCAGCAGTAGCGGCGGACGTTGCCACTCTGCTGGGCAGCCAGACAGCGGCGACTGTATATGCGGCACCTGCGGGTGCGGCAGGCACGGCCCAATTTAGAGCGTTGACGACAACCGATATCCCTGGGCTTGATGCGGAAAAGATCATTAGCGGCATTTTGCCAACAGCGCGCGGCGGGACTGGGACAACTGCCGGTATCACCGCCATTAATACCACGCAGATTGCATCTCTGACGACTGCGCAGACGGCCAATTTGATCCCGCAGTTGACGACCTCCGGGTTGTTGTCGCTAACGCAGATGCCAACCATACCCGTGGCCAATGGCGGAACAGGAGCAACTAATGCCTCAAATGCAAAAGTTAATCTTGAAGTGCCACTAAAAGGGTATTGCAAATACGCAACCACTACAGCTCTTCCGACTAATACAGCTCCAACAGCGCTAACTTTGACGGCAACTGCAAATGGAGCGCTTTCTGTTGACGGTGTTGCTGTTTCCGTTGGAGACCGCATTCTTGTAAAAGATGAAGCCGGTCAGCAAAACAACGGAATTTATGATGTAACAGTTGCAGGCAGCGGAAGCGCAGCATGGTCTTTAACTCGTTCGACTGATTTTAATCAAGGTTTTGAAGTTAATGTTGGAGACATTGTTCCAATTTTACTGGGATCAACTCTTGCAAATACTTTTTGGATTCAAAAAAGTGATGTTTCAACAATTGGAACAGATGTAATTACGTTTGTTAGTTCCGCGCTTGGGGGAATTCTTCCAGTAACCAAAGGCGGTACAGGAGCAACAGACGCAGCAACAGCACGCGCAAATCTAGGCATCACTGGGGGCACGCCTACAGACGTGCAGGTGTTTTATGCTCCTGGTGGAACTTGGACAAAGCTTGCTGGGGCTAAAAGCGTTCAAATCACGCTTGTTGCTGGCGGGGGTGGTGGA